AACTGCCAATGCGGCATGCTCGTCACCAACGAATGTTGCTGTACCAGAAACAGCGGCTTGATTAAAGTTCTCGTTGTTCTGTGTACCTGCTAGATTCAATAAAGAACCTAGAACTTCTTGGTCGATTTCAGCAGTGATTTCTTGAGCCAAAGCAGCCATGATTTCTGCTTCGATGTCAATGCCTTGTTGGGCTTGTGCATCTTGTGCAGCCTCGAATGTCCAACGTGCAGACAATTTACGAGTTTTTGCTTCAACTGTTTGTTTCAAGATTTGAATGCTCATCTTGTTTCCAGCGGCGCCTTCTAGGGCTGCTGTAGCCGCGGCCTTACCTGCGCCAGAACCTGAATACTGTTCAGCAATCTTGAATGGGCTTAGAGCCTCTTCACCTGCTACAGTAGTCTGTGCGCTGTCTGATGTATTTGTTACAGAATCGCTGTAACGAACACGTAGGGTATGGATTTGACCAACTGGGCCAGTCATAGGCTGTACACCAACTAACTCGTTAGCAATAACGGTTGGCATGACGCGACGAATAACTGGTAGGATAACACGATTAAGTGTTGCAACGTTACCGGCAGAAGTGGATCCAGCAGTAGCAGATTCTGATAGGTACTTACGAGTATTCTCTAAAGTAACTCCCATTACTGACTTCTTGGTTCCTGAAAGGCCTTCTAATAGTGCCTCTTTAGTTTCTTGCCAGCGGCTTTCTAGTAGTTCTGACATAATATCTCCTTATTTGATTCCAGCAAGACGGCGAATATTGATTACTTCCGCTTGGCTGTTAGCACTACTAATGCTATGATTTTCTTTATTGCCTGTGATTTCTTTTGCCTCGACAAGTGCCTTCTTCTTCTCCGGTGTGCTACCACTTAATACTGCTGGTAGATACTTGTCAAAACTACTACGTAGTTTTACAGTTTGCACACTTTCTAATAATTCAGACATAATTTCTCTTTGATCCTTGCTTAAAGGATTTAAAAGTTCGCTCATGACTTCTTTACGCTCTGCTACTGACTTGGCTTGAGAAACTTCTTTCTCTTTGCTTTCGACTAGTGCTTGCTTTTCTGAAATAACGTCACGTGCTTCTGCTAGTGCCTGTTCTTTTTCTGCGATTACTTTTAATAGTTTGCTTGTTTCTGATTTCTCATTCATCAAACTATTCTGATATTCAGAAGTAAATGCTTCAAAAATCTTACGACCGAAATCGTTTTGACGAGCAGAGTCAATATCTTCTTTGAGTTGATGGATCTCTTTGGTTAGACCTTCTGATACCACTGATTCAACTAGACCTGCTGCCTGTTTAATAAATTTACCTTTTAATACAGTAAATTGTTCTCTTGCTTCTTTTACTAGGCGTACTTTAGTTTCTGCCAAGTCTTTCTTATCTTCATAGAAGTCTGCAATTTCTTTAGCCAGTGCTTCAACAACGAAATTCTCTAGTTTAGCAAAGTTCCCTGCCATGACTTTTTGGTCACCGTGAAGTTCTGTAACTTCTTTTGCAAGAGATTCAAGAACAAATTCATTTAATTTACTTGAGTGTTCACGTATTGCAACAGCATACTTGGCCTTAGCCTCTGCTAACTGTTTACGATCTTCGGTAAATTCTTGAATTTCTGAACTTAGACGATCCGATACCATTTGGTCAATGGCTTCGATCATCACTGATTTGTCGTGTTCGTACTTTTGTGCGAACTCTTCGCGTAGTTGCTGTGTAACTAGTTCACGGTTTTCTTGGATTTTTGAATTCCAAGCCGTTTCGATGTCTGCTCTGATTTCCTCGGAAACCACGTTGTTCTCGAATAATGATTTTAGCGCATCCAACATGTAATTTCTCCCTTGGTTACTGGAGCCTGCCTATTATTTTTAATAGGCTTTCCTTAATGTATTGCTGTGCCTTTTTGTCGCCTTGTACTTCCTGTGCTGTTAAAAATGCCTTGTAACCACCCCTGGAATTCATCAAATGCTCATATATTGGCGTTGGATATGCGCCTGGGGCCGACGGTTGTGCTACCACATCTACTGTGATAATTTCAAATTCTGATACTTCACCGGATCCGTCATCTTTGACGTTTCCGGATCCGCGACTACTAACTCCTAGTTTTACACCGCTTTCTAACATAGTTTTAACTAGTTGTCCCATTGGTGTTGGTAAAACTTTCATTTTACCGTAGCCATTAGGACCTTCCATCCACATTTCTGTAATCATGTGGCTAACGCGGTCTAGGTTAATCTTTAGGTCATCAGGATGATCCACTTCTCCGAGAACTGAGTAACCACCAGTGATCTGATCATTGAGCGTTTTGACAGCCCTGCTAATCTCGCTCACAGGATACACTCGCTGATTTTGATTAGTGATTCCACCTTGGATGAAAATACCTTTCATGTAAAGATTCTTTCCATCCGTGCCTTCGCTCTCGACCACCATACGTGCTTGGTCAAAACTTAGGTTTTCTCGAAGATATAGGCTCATCTATAGATCCTCTATTACTTGCCTACGATGCTTCTGGTATTGACGCCATTGTCGCCACTACCTTTCTTTTCAGCGCCATGACCCTTTGTTGGGTGCATTTTTGTCGCTGTTTTTGAACCTGGAACATTAACATTACCAGTATTCAAATCTTTTGTTGCAGGATTTGCTAGACCACCTTGTGTACCGCCTTTGTTGCTTTCGCCACCTTTTGCGATATTACCAGCATTTGCGCTATTACCTAGTGGATTCTTACCTGCTACTGTAGATTTATTGCTAACGCCGTTGTCACCCATTTTTGCTGGTGCAACTTTTTCTACATATTCACGCATACTTTCTTTAGCAAATGGATTTTCTTCGTCGTCGCCTTCTTCATCTTCTGGCTCTTCTTCTGACTCTTCACCGTCATCTTCAGCACCTTCTTCGTCATCCATGCTGTCCATGTCGTCAGAGTTTCCACCCATCTTTGCTTCAAATTCTGCTCTTAGTTCGTCTAGTGCATCTTTGATGTCCATTACGTCATCTTTAGTTGCTGGAGCGTCACCTTCTTCGTCGTCCATGGACATTTCGCCATCCATGCCACCGTCCATGCCACCGTCCATTTCATCGTCGCCTGTAACAGCGTCGATCATGGCATCGGCTGGATCTCCGCCTACTGCTTCTAGATCAAAGTTTTCTTCAACGTATTCTTCAACGTCGTCTTCTGATGTTTCATCTACTTGAAAGTCATCGTCAAGTAGGTTTTCGTAAATTTCGCGAGATTTTGCCACTACTAAATCGTGGAAAACTTCCTCGGCTTTTGATTGTTCACCATTAATTAGGTGCTCGAGCATCTGCTCGAAACGTGTGCGATCAGTCATGTTAATCCTCCTGTGTTTAAGTTGCAAGGCTGTCGATGTATTTAATACTCACTGACAAAAACCGGTAGATATCGGTGTAAAATCGTCAATTTAAATAATTTATTTGTTTAACAAATACATTATAGTCAATATTGGTTAGATTACCTGTTTTAAAGTTAGGATCGAATGTATCGGCAGATCCCACTCTAAAATATTTTGTACCAGCAAATTCTTTTAATACTGCTTCTGTTTGTCTAAGCCAGTTTCCGTAAAACGTTGCTGGCTCATGTGTTTTTTTATAGTTAGGTGTGCCTGAATAAATGTTATTAACTTTTTTATTTCCTTCTAAGCCTTGATAATCAAAACCTAGAATGTATATCTCATCATAGCCGTGTGTACTGGCTAACCACAAGGCTGTGGGCCCTGAACTCCAACCTTTACTAGGTTGAAAAATATTTAATTTGGCGGTATTTTTAAATCTATTATTGAAATTAGTGTATACTTGTACTGTGTCTAGTACATTGTTTTCCACTAATTCTAGAACCATTTTTACATCAACGGCAATTAAATGATCTGGTAAAAAGTCTCTGTAGAGTGCATTACACCCATAGACTGTACCATATTCTTTTAATTTCTCACAATTGATTGTTAGGCGACTACGTCCGTTGCCCAATACAAAAGCACGTTTCATTTAAAATTTAAATTGTTTCTGCTGGAGGTGCCGCATACATACGGGCTATAAAGTCCATCTCTGCCTGCGTTTCTTTGATATGTAGATCCGATGCTCTTCTTAGTTCATTGATTTGACCTAAGGACAATCGTGTTTTCCTTGTATCTTTACTGTCTAATATATCAGTATCGCGATAAGTCATGAAACGATCATCCTGCTCGGGCTCGGCAGTTTCGCGATTAAAATAAAATAGTTCTCGTAAAATCATATTAATATTTATGCTTGTGGAGGTTCTGCCACAGCACCTGCATCATCTGCTGGTGCCGCCATGTCCATAGGTGCTTCTTCCGTACCTGCGGCAGCACCTGCATCTTGATCTATGCTTGTTGGGCTAACACCTGCTGTACGTAGTTCTCCAGCAGAATCTGCTGTTGGTGTACCTTCGCCATTTTCTTCTTTCCACATGCGTTCATTGTCTGCTAGATCTTCGTCAGTCATACCTAGGAAACGTTTTAGTGCAAATCGTTT